AGAAAATAAATTATCTATTAATTTTATATTTTTAAAAGGTCTTTCATATACTTTTTTATATCGCCTCAATGGATCATTTTGGTTATATGAATCCATTCTACTATCATTATCTTGTGTAGTCATTCCTACTTTAACCCACTCGTCTCCCAAACCTTCATTAGTCATAACATATACTCTACCTTCTTCTGGATCTTTGTTTACTTGTTCTAACAGACGCTTTATTCTGTTCTTTCTATTCCAATGTTTAATCTTACACCTGTCTGTACAGAAGTGATAGTTTTCGTCACCAACTTTTTGTAGTAAAGTAATATTACTTTTAAAAACAGGTCTAAAAAATAAATCATCACAACCTATACAAGTTCGTTCTAAATCTTTAAGTTTAAATCCTCTAGGTGCTTCTACAGGCTCCTGTTTATTTAGTTTTTTAAATAGTGCTACTTTACTAATTCTTCTTTCTATACCGCCTAATTTAAAACACTTATCAACCCATTCTTCTATATATCCATAAGAATATCCTCTTAAAAATAATTGATGACAAACATATAAAACACTATATTCAAGAGGATCTCTTACTAAATACTTTGTATTCTTTGCTAACCTATAACCAAAATCAATAGTTGAGGTTTTTCTTAGTATCATATGCTTAGAAATATCACCTTCTACTACTGTGTCTAGTTTCTTTTTCATATTAGTCCTTGTGTTTCATAAAATGACACTTTTTTGTGATAGGATGAAAAGCTACTATTTGAACACCTTCATCCTTTTGTTCTTTAGTCCTAGATGCAGTAACTTCACTATAAACATGGGAAGGTCTATCGTTTCTTGTTTGACGAGTCTTTACATCTATCAATATAACCTTACCATCTTTTTTAGATATAAGATCAACAGAACCTGAACATCCTGCATTTTTATAAACTTCATACCCTGTTTCCCAAAGCCAGATCATTACATAGTGTTCAGCAATATCTCCTTTTCTATTAGGAGATTCTTCAATAGGATGAAGTCTGTTTCCTTCTTTATCCACTTTTGCGTTAGTCATAAATAATCTCCTTAATGGGTTTCACTCCAGTTATCTCCTATCTTATATTCGCCAGTTAAAGGACAGTTCATATTATAGTGATCTCCTGCTTTCTCTAAAGCAAGTACACCTAATTGTCCTACCTTATCGGCATCTGTATCTTTAACTTCTAGTTGCCACTCATCATGAATATTTGCAACAAACTTAGCATCAAGACCTTCGTTTTCAATATACTGATCTAAAAAAATAAGTGCTTGTTTCATAACCACAGCACCTCCTCCTTGTAATAAACTATTTAATGCGGCATGTGCACTTCTTACATATATCTTTCTACCATCTAATCCTTTAAGATAACCTCTTTCTCCTGCTTCTTTAGCTCTTTCTGTAAGAGTTCTAAGTGATGGTAAATTGCGGAGGAAATTAGCCTTAAGTTTCTTACCTGCGCTTTGGTTCGCTTTAATGATCTTTCCAATTTTCGCATCTCCCGCTCCGTATAGGAAGGCATAGATGAAAGTCTTCGCCTGATCTCTTGATTCAAAGCCCGCAAGTTTCTGATTTGTAGTGTGAATATCACCATTGATAATTTCATTTGTATACTCCTCATCTTTCATGTAGTGAGCTAACATTCTTAACTCTAACCCACTAGCATCTATTCCAACTAACTTGTATCCTTCTGGTACAGTCCAACATGATCTACATTCAACACCATACTCTTTATGAATGCTAGGTACTTGTGCCATGTTAGGTTTATAATGTGTCATTCTACCTGTAACTGCACCATTAGGAATAACAGACCCATGTACTCTACTTTCTTTTTCTAAATGATCTAACCATGAAAATACTTGTGCTGTTCGTTTCTCTAATAATAAAAATCTTATAAGTAAGGTAGCCTCTTTAATATTTTTTATTTTACTTAGTGTCTCTTCATCCACTACTGGTTTCCTTGTTGGTGTAAATTTAGTTGGCTTCCAACCTAATTCTAAAAGTCTAAATCTTATTTGATCCCTACTACTTAAATTAAACTCCTGTAGTTTCTGTCTCATAAAAGGTTTTGTATTACCAGATGAAAGACAATTATAATACTCTGTATCTGTCAACCCTACTTTAGATAGCTTACCATCCTTTTTAAATTTAGGTGTAACGAGTTTATCATCAACCATTATAGGTTTAAATGTCTTATGTACTTCATCCTCTGCGGCTTGTTTCTTTTCAGTTAGTTTAGCTAACAATAGAGTAGCATACTTTTCATCTAACAGAAATCCATTCTCTTCTTGTTCCTTCATTATCCTAGCAACATCTTGTTCTAGCTCCAATGATTGTTGACTAAAACCTTGTTGTTCTTGTTTTAATGCATCATAAACTTTATGGTTTAGATTAACATCTCCAGTACAATAAGTTAACATCTCTTCAGTATACTTTTCAAACTGTTCAGGCTGTTCTAGTTTAGGACAATTAACTCTATATCCCCATGTTTTTAAACTATGACCATTCTCTCTAACAGGATTAAACAGTCTTGACATCACTAAAGTATCTTCAATTTTTCCTTTAAAATCAAAATCATATAGCCTCTCTAAGACAGGTATATCGTAGCCGATAATGTTGTGACCAATTAAAGTTTCTGCTGATTCTAAAAGAGAGAGAGCTTCTTTTATTTTATCAGGAGGAAACTTATACATCTGACCACTATCAATATCTTTAGCTACGATACACCAAACAGTTGTTAATTCAGGTATAATCTTTTCAACTTTCTTTTGTAACTCATTACTCCATACTTGCATTTTACTTTCACGAAGTAATCCATTAGCTTCTATATCAAATACTATTTTAGAACAAGAGGTTGTCAATTTTTTCATCCTCAGCAGATTCAAACAATCTACCTGTTGTAGCGTTGTACTTTAGACTACAAGCTAATCCTGTGTCACCTGTGTACCTAGACTTTAATACTCTAACCTTTGTTGTATTAGCTTCTTCAGGATTTAATGCTTGTTGGTTTCTCTCTAGTGCTATCACACAATCAGAAAGCTGTGCTATGCCTTGAGAGCCTTTTAAGTGACTAAGTGATACCTCAATACCTTTCTCATGTCCTTTATCTCCTTGCGCTCTCCTGAGATGTGAGACTAGTATCATGCCTACTCCTGTTTCTTCTACTAAACTCCGAAGTTTATTCATAAGCATATCAATACCACGCCTCTCATCTCCTTCAGTTAGTACATTTACCAACATATGCAAGTGATCTACTATCACCCATTCACATTGGCAACCCACAATAATATATCTTAACTTAGAAAAGATCTCATCTATATCTGTAGCTCCTAAGTGAGCATGAATATATACTCTACCTTTTTCTATAACCTTATCAAACAAATCTTCTAATTGTTTCGCACTATAATTTTTTCTCTTTTCATTTAAGTATATTCTATCTTCGGCTTCAATAGATAGTATACCATCAGCAGTCCTCTGCCAATTTTCTTCTAGTGCAATGATACCTACATTATCTTTAGTAGTTTTAATTAAGTGATGTTCTATTTCTCTGGTAACTGAAGACTTACCTAGTCCAGTACCACCAGTTAAAGTAACTAACTCACCTTTACGCATTCCATAAAGTTTTTTATTTAATCCTGCCCAAGGATACGGAACACTTTCTTTTACTTCTCTATTTAACCACTCATTCTTTTTACTATGCAGTTCCATGATGCCAGTAGGTGTATATATTTTAGATTCCCACCAAGATGTTACAAAGTCTGTTCCTTTATTTTGTCTGAGCATATCATTAGCATCTTTGTAGCCTTCAGGGAATGCCATTATTTTTGCTTTGTTAGGTGATATTATTCTTGCAACTTCTCTAGCCGCTTTCCTACCTTGACTATCTGAATCAAAACAAATAACAACATTATCAAAAGATTCAACAAACTCTATGCTACTTCGTACATGATTAACAGCATTATTAACACCGCCTCTTATAGAAACACTAGCCCATTTACTTCCTTGCATTTGATAAGCCGCCATAGCATCACACTCACCTTCAGTTATGGTTAAGTACTTACCTCCGCCTTTAAAAAGATTCTCTCCAAACAATCCAGTACCTTCAAAGTTACCATCAGTAAAGAATATTTTAGTGTCAACATTTCTTGTGACAGTAGCAACTAATTCATTAGCATTAAAGTATGGATAGATATGTTTAGTAATTTTATTGCTTTGTAGTACAGATCTTACTCTATATTTTTTAGCAGTAGCCTCACTAATTTTTCTGTCAATTAAAGGATTGAATGAACCTGTATATGAATTTAAAAATGTTTCTCTAGGTTCTTGTGTAGGTTTACTAGTAGCTATTGATATATAAGATCTATCATATCTTTTAAAGTTTTGATTACAACTAAAGCATTTAGCTGAGTTATCCGCTCTGATAGAACAAGCATCACTACTACCACAGTTACTATCGGGACAAGGTTTTCGTGTTTGTATGAACTCACCATGTTCTGTATTCATCTCTCTCTCCTAATTATTAAAGTCACAACCTAGACTAGAGGGGGAAGGTAACTCTAGCCTAGACTGCGACAAGGGGTTAGTCCTCTTCTTTAGTAGCTACTATTGCTTCGGGAGCATCTTGTAGTAGCTTCTCAAGACCAGAGCGGTGTCCATCAATAGCAAATCTTAAAGCTTCAGTAATTACTTCAAGTGTTCCTACCTTCTGGATACCTACACTAGCATTTAGTTTAATAGATTTGTCATCAATTTTATTAATATCATAATCAATAACTTCACTATCTTTATTTTTTATAGATACAATCATATTAAAAATCTCCATCCTCAAAGAATACACTACCATCAGCTTGTGAAGTTGCTTCAAGCTCTACTAAATTAAGAATCATAACAGCCTTAAGATCTAGTATGTGATAAGGATTTTTAGTTTTATCACCAACTCCTTTGATCTCTTCATAGTGTACTTTTACTTTAGAGCCATTACCAACTTTAACATCTGTTGGTTGTTTTTTCTCATCTATTAAAATAGGAATATCATTAGCAGTACCATCAGCTCTATTGGTTACATTTCTTTTTATAACAATAGTAGGACCTTCTAAGTCATTACCCTTTGAGTCTTTAGTTTTTATTTTAACTCCTCTTGAAGCAAAGTCTTCTGCTTCTTTAGGACTAATAGCTAAATCAATAGTATAGTAATGTTCTTGGAAGTTTGTATTAGGTGTTCTAATACTTGCCCAAGATGCTATACCTTCTAGCACTCCTTCTTTTCTATATGTTGTTGCCATTTACTTTTCCTCCTTGGTTTATTTTAAACCGATAGTTTAACATTCATTTGACAATTTGTAAAGCCTTTTGTTGTTTGTACAAAAGTTAATCCTTCAACATACCTTTCAACTGCTCGTCTTAAACTAGAGTTTGCAGTATCAGATGTAACACTATCTATATCAGTAGAGCCTACACTATGAATAGCAAATGAAACTAATACATTATGCTCTCCTCGTTGTCTACTACTATTAATAGCTCGTTGTAATATTGGTAATTGGTCTGCTCTGTTTAAAGGATTAGGACATTCCAGTTGCGCAATAGGTTCAGCTACCTCTTGTACAACAACTGGTTCTTTTTCTAGTTCTTCAATCCTCATACTTAATTGATATAGATCTTCTGCAATGTTACCAAGTCTAGCTTGTGTTTCAATCGTAGCTGTCTGTCCTGCATTAACACTTGCACTTAGATCAGCAAAGCTATCATTCAAAGTCTCTTGTATTCTATTTGCATCAGCTCTAAGAATACTAATATCGTTTTGTATGCCATTCCTAACATCATCTACATACTCGTAACTGTTTGATATTAATGCATAATTATCCTCAATATCATTTTGATATCCTGACATGCTAGTCTCAATACTTGTCTCTAGTCTAGCTGTCCTAGCTTGCGCACTTCTACCAATCAAGTTTATATCTTCAGTTAAGTTATTGTGTACCATAAAAGCTGTTGCGCCTGTGATAATTAAAGAACAACAGATACTAACTAATATACTTTTCTTATCCATAGTTACTTCTCCTCTTTTGTTGTTTAATGTTTGCATACTTATTCAGCCAACAAGGAGCGCAATAATAATATCCTATATCTATTACATCTACCTTGCTTCCTTTACATCTCGTACAATGTTTGTGATGACCTAATACTTTATCTGAACTCATCATGATATTAATCCTAATGCATCTAACTTATCTGAGTATGAAGCTATCTTCTCAAGCTCTCCCTCAATAGTTACCATAATATCTGGATGCTCTGCTACACCTACTCTTTCTTTCATTAATACTTTTACATTGATGATATGTTTTTCTATTTGACTTTGAAAATATTTCTCAAGTGAAGCAAACATCTCATCCTCTAAAGTTTCTGTATCATTATTTGTATAATTATTTTCCATTAGTCATCTCCTAGTTTACCTATATAGTTTCCATGATCATCTACTTTGTCAAGATCTTTAATGATACTAGAATCTCTGTTAGCAATCAACTGTCTTATAATTTCAACTTCAAGTTTGCTATCATCAAAATCCCAAACAACATTACCATCTACCTCTTCTATGCTATGAATGTTTTGTACACCTGCTAAGGTTATCATATTAGCTATAGCACCTGCAACATTATTAGCCCAAGTTTTTAACTGAGACTTTTCTTCCTTGTCATTATATGACTGGAGTGTTACTTCAACTAAGTATTCTTTGTCTACCATGTATATTCCTTTGATTATTATAAAGTTTTTCTAGTTCTGCATATGAGTTAATCTCAGGATATTTTTTAAGATACTTCTCAATCCATTTGTTAGTCATAAAAGAATGATAAGTTGTGTGGTTTTTCATTATGTAATCTCGTTGAGGCACTAAAGTTTCTATACTTTGTATGGATACTTTCTTAGCTTCTTCATCTGTTACTAATGTTTTCAACCACTCTACTTGTAGTTCTTTTCTTTTTCTTCTAATTTGTCTATATCTTTTTTCACTCATCCTACTATTATATACTCATATAATTATCTTGTCAAGTATTATTTTTTAATTTAATACTTTTAGGATGAAAGTTTAACACCCACCCTATGCTACCATCTATTGAATCATAATTCTTATTAGCTAAATAATGAATCAACTGATCTACTATGGACACTACTTCTTTTCTTGTAATAGCTTTAACCTTACCATGTAAAGCAACTCCTAAAGTTTTTCTCTCCTCTTCGTTCAACTCAATGGGTATATTCACTTTCATTTATTTTCTCCCTCTCTTCTTTAAATTCTATATTAACTACAACTCCATCAACATCTGACACAACAACTTTAGCCCATGCAACATTAGGCACATGCTTTCTAATAAGGTCTTCAATCTTTTCATCTGTCATGCTACTACCTCCTGAGTCCACCATATAGGTTTAGCTCTATTCTTATTCCATTGTGCATATGTCTTTTCATTTATACAATAGTCTCTATATGCTTTGATAGGATCTTTATTCTTGTATTGATCTGGCATAGCTTGTGCAACTGTTGTCATCTTACCACTCTTTATATTTTTAGGAAAGTGCATTAAAGGTTTAGCCAACTTAGTAATACTTGCATGTTCCTTACCATATCTATAAGTGTATTCCATTCCTAGTGCTAGAAAATGAGCATACAACCATGAGTAATTTTCATTACATTCTCTTGCCCATATCGTACAAGGATGATTCCAGTATGCTCGTTTGTACAATCCTACACTATCTGCATACTCATCACCATCTAACTCTCGGTGTGCAGTACATAACATCTGAGCTGTTTCTAATGGCATCTTCACTAGCATCTTATCAGGCTGTGCTTCTGCTGATGTAATAGGGCTATCGTCAAAATAAAATATGTTCATGCTTCTCCTCCTGTATTTTTTGGTAAATATACCATTACAAATGAGTTACATTTAGGACAACTTAAATTAGTTTCCATAATATAATCTTCGTTTTCTTCTTCTATATCATGGTCTGCGCCCCATATTAATTGTTCGTTACAATGCCAACAATTCATATTACTCAAACTCCTCCCCATCTCCTATTACTGGATTAGATATGTACCAGTTAAGATTATTACTATTAATATCTTCAAGCAACTGGTGCTTAACATTTTGGTGTGTTGCATCATACACACTTTCAAACTCAAGTTCTATCAATACTTTTGTTGTGTTCATTTAGCATCTCCTTTGTTAATATCTTTTTAATATAATCTTCCATCTTAATAAGATCTTTTTTATAATCTCTTAAATTATTTTCTAGGTATTGCATATCAAATAAACTAAAGTTTTCTCCATCTTTTATTCTAAGATCAATATAGTTTATGCTTGTTTGTAAATTATAATGTGATTCTCGTATAGTGTGATGAGCTAACTCTGCGTTGGTTAGTATAGTATTATCCATTGGCACTCTCCCAAATATTTTCTTTTCATGTTCTATTTGTTTATCGTTCTTCTCCCTCATGAAATTACAAAGCCACTAGTATCTAGTTTAGCTTTCCCCTTTGCTTTTAAACCAACAACAACATTATGTTGATCTAAAAATCTTAAGTCTGTCTTATCACCATCAATAACTTTTCTACCTTTAAAGCTATCAGGTAATGTACCTTTGAATACTACTGCTATGTTATTGATAACACTATCAAATAACTTAGAGTACTTAGTGTTAGCTTCTGAGTAACTCCAAGTTAAATGATAGTTAGGTATGTCATCAACCTTCCTAGTAGGTATCTTAGTATAATCATAAAACTGTATATCTGGAAAGGCTTCAAAGATATTATTATAATTATTTATCTTAATAGTTTCCCATTGTATATCACTAGTACCATTCAATCTAACTGCGGGTAGTTTACCTTTTCTTTTACAGTATCTTTCAAACTTAGTAATATCATCAACTAAGTAATCCATAAAAATATCTTTAGCTGTTAAGAATAATCTAGTCTTACGCTTACGAGCTTCTTGAATTACATTAGTGGTTTCACCCTTCTTAAATATACCACCCCTACCTGCTGTATTTAGACAAGCTGTCTTACAACCTGCTATATTTTGATAAGGACATATCTTAGTGCTTTCAGGTCTAAGATGTAGTATAGCTGTTAAGTATTTGTTTTTCTTATCACTTTTAATAGTCTTTGGATTACCGCTAACTGTTAATAAACTATATGTACCCATGTTGCCTCCCCATCTTTACATAGTCCTGATCAGACATACTATTGCTACATTTTCTCTGAAAAAATATGATTGCTTTATCTTTTACATAATTTTTTAAGACTGTAGCTGTAGGTATTTCACCATAGATGCTTTTGTATATATCTTGGCATAGATCAGCTCTTAAGTCTAGCCTATCATATAAGAACCAGAACTCATCTACTTCATCTTCTATTGCATCCATGATCTCATCATTTTGTTTATTGCTCATGCTTCCTCCTCTTCTAGTTCATCAGGATTATCAATACATTCCCAGTCTCCACCATTAGCATCAACTTCATCTGTAACTCCACCGCCTGATAAAAATATATCAACCGCTTCGTCATAAGATTTAGCTTCAACTTGAGTTTCTTCTGTAATAAGTACTGTGTTACTAAACATATATAGTTTCTTCATGCTTCCTCCTCCTCAATATCTCCATTGATAT